GGACTGATTAGAGATCCACTTCTTGCTAATGGAACAGCAGCAAATGCTTCTGTTATTGATCAGTCAACAAGAATAAATGTAAGTCTTGTAAGTGGTGACTTTATTGCTGACGAAATTGTGACGGGAACTACAACTGGTGCAAAAGCGAGAGTTGTATATTTTGCTAATAGTAATGCGTCAAGAACACAAGGCACACTAAAAGTTATTAAAGTTATTCCTAATGGAATTGGTGTAGGATTTAGAGTAGGCGAAACATTATCTGGACTAACATCAACAGTAACAGCAAACGTTCAATCTGTTACTAAACCAGCATTAAGACCATATACAGGACTTGTAATGTACACTGAAAATAGAGCGCCCGTTATAAGAGCGGAAGATCAAACTGAAGACGTTAAATTCGTCATAACATTCTAGGAAGAAAAATGGCAGGCTTTACAACTGATTCTAATACTTACACATATCCTTCAGTTACTCTATCAACAAATTTTAACGTTGAGCCATATTATGATGACTTTGACGAAACAAAGAACTATCATAGACTTCTTTTTAGACCAGGGCTTGCTGTTCAAGCTCGTGAACTTACGCAGATGCAGACTATTCTGCAAAATCAAATTGATAGATTTGCCGAACATATTTTTCAAGAAGGCGCTACAGTAAAAGGATTTAAATCAAATCTTGATGTATTCTATTATTATGTCCGCATTAGAGATAAGAATAATGCTGGAGTATCTGTTAATGCTGCCGCATTTTTAAATAAGACTTTAAAGGGCGGAACTTCAGGAGTTCGTGCGCTTGTCATTAATACAAATGATGGATCAGAAGCAAATACTCCACATACAAAAACATTATTCGTAAAATATACTGCGTCTAATACTTCAACAGGAAGAAAAGCATTTACAAATAATGAAATTCTTACCTCTACTGATGGTTCAGGATTAAATTGTAACACAATAGTTGGTACATTAAGTGTTCCTGCTGAAGGATTAGGCCTTGCGATTTATTTTGATTCTGGCGTAATTTACGGAAAAGATCACTTTATCAGAGTTCCTGCACAAACATTAGTTATTGATAAGTATGATGATTCTCCAACAAAGCGAGTTGGATTTGATATTACAGAATCAATCATCACAGAAACCGCAGACGAAACTCTATTAGATCCTGCACAGGGAGCATATAATTATGCTGCGCCAGGTGCAGCAAGATTGAAACTAACTGTTGATCTGAAATCTCTTGATATTAATATACCAGTATCAAATACTTTCATTGAACTGATGCAGTTTAAAGACGGTGTTGTTCAATCTATTTCAAATAGAACTCAATATTCTTATATTAGAGATTATCTTGCTCAAAGAACTTCCGACGAATCAGGGGATTATGTCGTAAGAGGAATGGGCGTAAATGTTAAAGAACATTTAAATAGCGCAAATAATGGTGGTGTTTATACTGCTGGAGAAGGTGGCAATACTTATCAACTTGTTGCTGTTGTAGAGCCAGGCAAGGCTTATGTTAAAGGATATGATATTGAAAATATTATTTCAAATAGAGTTGCGTTTGACAAAGCAATTGAATATGCTTCAATAGAGTCCGCAAAAGCTGTTTCTGATTATGGAAATTATGTTATTGTAGAAAACGTTGCAGGCCAATGGGATGTTAATCGTCAATCAACAGTAACGTTAAGAGATACTCAAGCTAATGCTGTTTCTACGGCATCAACTATTGGTAATTATTCACTAACAAATTTCCCAGGCAATTCAATTGGTACTGCTCGTGTTCGTGGTGTTGAGCATTATACTGGTACTCCTGGTACTCCAGATGCTCAATATAAGTTATATCTAACAGACATTAAAGTAACTACTGGTGGCAAATCTTTTGCTAACGTTCAATCTATCGCATGGAATGGTGGAGCAGGCACAGCAAATGGTAAGGCTGATATTATTGCTTCTAACGGCAAAAACGCAAATACACAAGATGCTTCATTTGATATTGGTATTTTCAAATTACCAGCAAAAGCAATTAGAAAACTACGCGACACGGCTGGAAATGTAAATAACGATTTTTCTTTCTATAAGTCTTTTGATATATCATTCAATACTTCTGGTGTCGCAACACTCAGCACCGGCCTTTCATCAGAAACATTTGATGGATCTGGAACATTAAGTGATGACGCGATTCTATCAGATTTTTATGTTGTATCTCGCGGCACAGCAAATACATCAACACTAACTGGTACAGTATCTACAACAAGCGGATCAAATACTATCGCAGGATCAGGCACATCATTCTTAACACAAGTCAGCCCTGGTGATATTATTCATGTTTCTAATAATATAAACTATGTTGTAAGTTCTATTACAAACAATACATCTCTAAAAGTCTATAGCGCAGCAACGGCAACAAAAACTAATGTTGCGGCATTCAAGAGATTTAAACCAGGACAAGTTCTTGATTTCTCAAATTATGGCAAAAATGGTGTTCGTTCTGTAGTTATTTCCGGTAGTCCATCAACCACAGCAACACTAACAATAAACGAAACACTTAATACTGCTCTAACGGCAACTGCTATAGTAAAACTTAATAAGATTGATGGTCAAGAAGCGGCAAAAACTGTTGTTAGAAATCGTCTTGTTCAGATTAGAGTTGGTGCTGGTGGAGGTACTTCCTATACGGCAAATACAACTGGTCCATGGCCATTAGGACTATCAGATGGATTTAAACTTATATCTGTTAGAAAGAAATCAGGATCAAACTTTGCGTCAACAACCGAAGGTACTGATGTAACGTCACACTTTACACTTGATACTGGTATGCGTGATAGTTATTATGATCATGCTCAACTTGTCAAGAAAACGACAAGCACATTATCAATTGCTTCTGGTGATAGACTTCTTGTAACGTTTGATCATTTCACACATTCATATTCTTCTGGTTCTGGATATTTCTCAGTAGATTCATATCCTATTGATGATCAAACCGCAGGAGTAGATACGACAAAAATCTATACTTATGATATTCCTGTTTATAAATCAACAACAAGCGGATCAACTTATGATCTAAGAGATTGTGTTGATATTAGACCAAGAATTGCCGATACATCAAACTCAGTATCTACAGTTACTAATATCTCAATTAATCCATTATCATCTACAACATTTGATCAGCCATCAGGCGGATTACATTTCTCACCTCCAAATCAAGACTTTACAACTGATCTTGATTATTACCTAAAGAGAAATGATATCGTCTCTCTTAATAGAGCAGGATTAGTTGAAATAACTAAAGGAACAGCAGCACTTATTCCTGTGACTCCATCTGCTCCTTCTACTAATATGCCTATTGCTGTTGTAAATCTTGCTCCATATCCTTCTCTGCCTATTGAAACCGCAAGAAGAATTCAACGAGCAGATTTGGCAAATTTCGTTACGAAGATTAAGAATGACAGATTTACAATGAAAGATATCGGCATTCTTCGTGATCGCATTGATAATCTTGAATATTATACTCAACTTAATCTTCTTGAGAAAAATGCTAAAGAATTATTGATTCCAGATGAAAATGGACTTAATAGATTTAAAAACGGAATTATTGTAGATCCATTTAGCGGTCATAATATAGGAAATGTGTTTGATCAAGATTATAAAGTCTCTATTGATCCTACAAAACAAGAACTTCGTCCATTATTCTCAACGGATAATACAGAACTTGTTTATACTGCGAATTCATCAGGAGTTGTTAGAACAAACGTAACTCCTTCTGGTGTTTCAAAAGATCAACGAATTGGTATTTCTAATTCTCAAATTAAATTTACTATCGGCGAAACATTAACTTCAGGATCTTATACAGGAACTTTAAGAACTCAAAGCGCAAATTATTTGTATATTGAAGATGCTACAGGAAACTTTACAGTAGCCGCATCAGTAAGTGGTGGAACAAGTGGCAAGACAGCAACAATATCAAGTGTAAAAACACAAACTCCAGGCGATCTTGTTACTCTTCCATATACACATAAAGTTCTCGTAAGACAGCCTTATGCCACAACAACACGAAACGCTGCTGGTACATTCTATACCTGGATGGGAAATATTACATTATATCCAGATAGTGATTATTGGTATGATACTGTTCAACGCCCAGATGTGAATATCAATATTGATTTAAATACTGATAATTGGCTATGGCTCGCTAATTCATGGCAAACACAGTGGAATGCATGGCAGACAACATTCGTCGGTCAGCCAGTTCTTACAGCACAAAATTCTAACTCATGGCAATGGGATGATGGAACTTGGATTTATCAAACAACACAAACTAATCAGACATTTACTACGCCTACAGTAGAAACAAGAAGTGGTTCAAAGAACGTAGTTCAAATTGTTTCTTCAAAAGAACAAGTTGGTCAATTCTTGACTGATACTAATATTCAGCCATTTATGAGATCAATTCAAGTCTTCTTTATTGTGCAGGGATTAAAATCATCTACACAAGTTTGGGGATTCTTTGATTCGACCGCAGTAAGTTCTTACATAACTCCATTAACTAAGGCGGAGTTTGATTCAAAACTAAAAACAGTAAGTAATGGTGTTGTTTCTCCTGTTACAGCCGCTGCGACTGAAGGCGACGATCTTATAACCGATTCAACAGGTACAGTATATGGTGTATTCCGTATTCCTAATGATAATTATCTAAAATTTAGAACTGGTACTAAGCGTCTTCGTATCGTTGATAATATTACTAATAGCACTGTGTTTGGTCAGTTCACAACGGCAGCCGAAACAGATTTCACTTCTGAGGGACTAAAATCTGGCCAATCTGCTCTTACTGTATCAACAAAGAAACCAGTTATAGCACAGCAGTATCTTACCGAGTCAAGAAATAGTTCATTTAATACCAGAAACACAATAACAACACAGCAAATTGTCGGCGTTGTTCCACCACCACCTCTTCCAGATCCTCAACCGCGGGGCGATGGATGCGGCGCCGGTAGTGATCCAATTGGTCAATCATTCCTTGTAAATGCTCTTGTATTGACTGGAATGCCAACAAGCGGAATGTATCTAACTAAACTTGATCTTTATTTCCAAACAAAGGATTCAACTCTTCCTGTTACTATTGAACTTAGAGAAATTGATCCTCTTAACGGTCAAGTTACCACAACTGTTGTTCCATTCTCTCGTGTTGTTCTTGCGTCAAGTGATGTTATTACAAGTGATGATGGAACATTAGCAACTCCTGTTTACTTCCCATCTCCTGTATATCTAAGAGAAGATTATGAGTATGCGATAATTATTATTCCTGGCGCAGTAAATCCAAATTATAATCTTTGGACAGCAGTTCTAGGAGATAAAGATATTTCAACAGGAGCAAGAGTATCACAACAGCCAGCATCTGGTTATATGTTTACTTCGGCTAACCAGAGAAACTGGGTACCTGTTGAAAATGAAGATTTGAAATTTACTGCATATTATGCGGACTTTACTAATACTCCTACAGGAACTCTTGTTGTTAAAAACAATAACTCAGATCATTTCACAATATCAAATACAACAGGTAGATTTGATACTGCCGGTGAAATTGTTCATGGCGAAACAAGACTTGTTGGAACGTTTGCCAATACAGCAGCGATGAGCGCAGCAAAACTTGCAAACGGATCACTATATGTTCAGGGATTCGTTTCTGGTGCAACGGCTACACTAAAAGAATATAATAGTGCTTATCTTGTTGTTAAGGGAACCACCACAAATGCCAAGTTTAAAGGTGGCGAGCGTATTCGTATTAGAACAAATATCGGTACTGGCGGTAAGTCAGCAGGAACAGGCGCCATACAGGGCAACTCAACAGGCGCCATCACTTCTGCTACAACACCAGTAGGAAGAGTATCATATTATGATGCTGTAAATTATGCGAATACTAAACTGTATGTGTCTAACGTAGCATTTACAAATAGTGGATCAGCATGTACAGTCAATAGAACATTTACCGCAAATTCTTGGATAAAATCGCAGATTAATGGAACAGAAGCGAGAATTGTTACAATAGATAATTTCACTATTGATAATCATACTCCTGTTGTAAATATGATTCTTCCTTCAATGACAACTGTTGAGGGATATAGCAAGTTTGCGACAAGCACTTCTGCTATTGATACAGATTGGATAAAGATCAATATTAACGATAACAATGATCTAAACACTCCAAGATATCTTCTCAGCAGAAGTATTGAGTCAAACACTTCAGCTTCTTCTGCAACTATGGCAGCAAGCAGATCAGGCCAATTCAGATTTGATCTTGATGCAACAATGAACTTCTTGGGATCACCTGCAATTGACTTGAGAAGACTTTCTGTTGTTACTACACACAATCTCATTAGTTCAAATGCTGAAATTGGATCATCAGAAGATTATGTTGCATTTGGTGGAAACTCTAAAACACGATACATAACAAGAGTTGTTACACTTGCTGATGGTCAAGATGCTGAGGATCTTCGTGTTCATATTACAGCATATAAACCAACGGGATCTGAAATTTACATTTACTACAAGGCTCTTCATCGTGAAGACAGCGACGGTCTTACACAATCTCGCTGGATTCCAATGCAACGCAATACTGATCAAGGATTTGCTTCTCTCGCAAGAGTATCAAGTTCTGAAAATAGACAGGACTTTATTGAATATGTCTATGATGTTCCTGCTTATAGTAATGCTGCTAGGTCTGGTGCTAATACAACAAATTCAAATATTCTTGAATATAGAAATACATCAAGAGCGAGATTTGTTGGATTCAAGTACTTCCAGATTAAGATAGTTCTGACAAATGATACAAGTTCAAATCCACCAAGATTAAATAGCTTGACAGCGATTGCTCTTCAGAGGTAATATGAAATACGCGAAAGTTAAAGATAATCCTGGATATATAAGAGATATGACAAATCAGGCAATTCTTAGTAGTGATACAGGATCTTTAGCATCTTATAGAAAACAAAGACAAAAAGCAGCACAAATGAACGAAACCATAAGTGACATAAATACTATGAAACAAGAAATAAATGATATTAAAGATATGTTGGGTCTAATTCTTAAGAAAATAGGATAGCAAAATTATGGCAAAAATTGCTAACGTAGCTCTTACTAATACATTTGATACCTGGAGAATTAGATCAAACCAGGCTTTTGATCGTCTCAGTCAGTTTGCTATTAATAATAGTTCACTTTACGCTAATACAATTACAGCAAACGTTACTTTGACTATATCTGGTGGACTAAAGGCTAACAACTCACTAGGATCTTCTGGATATTTCCTAAGATCAAACGGAACAACTCCTTATTGGGACGCACTACC